ATTGGTATAGGTCTTATGCTGACGGGAGTTAGTGAAATGTTGTTTCCTGTACCTCAACCACAGAAGTTTAGTTCTGAAGAAGATCCACAATTATCATTTAACTTTGCTGGAGTGCAGAACACATCTAGGGCTGGCACACCTGTTCCGATAGTTTATGGTGAAATAATTACAGGAAGTGTTGTAATAAGTGCAGCAGTTGATACTAACCAGGTAGAGGCATGACAGACGAAATTAAAGTTATTCAAGGTGCTGGTGGTGGCGGCCCTAAACCCCCTCCCCCTCCGTATCGTGCTCCTGACACTTTACATAGTAGAAGTTTTGCTACAGTTCAAGACTTGATTTCTGAAGGAGAAATAGAAGGGTTTGCTAGTGCGTCAAAAGCACAGCTTACAAAAGGTACAACTGCGTATGACAACGCAAGTTTAAAAGATATTTTTCTTAATGACACTCCAATACTTGATGTAAATGCTTCTAATAGCAGTCCTGCGGATACTGATTTTAATTTTAAAGATGTAGTATTTAAATCTAGATTTGGTACGTCAAGCCAAACAGCATTGAGTGGTATTCCTGCCGAAAGTAGATCACCTACTGGTGTTGGAGTTATTGTAACTACCTCTTCTCCAGTAACTAGACAGATCACAAATACAGACGTAGATGCTGTTATTGTTACTTTGACTTGGCCTCAAATTCAAGTTGCAGAAGATGATGGAGATTTAAGAGGAGATACAGTTGAGTACAAAATTCAGATTCAACATGATAGCGGTGGTTTTGTAGATAAAGTAGTTTCTTCTGTAAGTGGTAGAACTGCTGACGCTTATCAAAAAGATCATAGAATAGAACTAACAAGTGGATTTACCACAGTAGATGTAAGGGTTCTTCGTGTAACAGCAGATAGCACCGAATCTAACAGGGTTAATGCTTTTCAGTTTACTAGCCTTCAAGAAGTTATAGATAATAGTTCAACTTACGCTAATAGTGCTTATACTGCTCTTCGTTTTGATAGTAAACAATTTAATAGAATACCTACGAGAAAATATCGTATTAGAGGAGTAAAGGTAAGAATACCAGGAGCAGGAGCGTCTGGAACTGGTACTCCAACAGTTGATATTCAAACTGGAAGAATCATTTATCCAAGTGGCTACGTTTTTAACGGAGTAATGGGGGCAGCAACCTATACAAATTGTCCAGCTATGTGTTTGCTTGATCTACTTACAAACACTAGATATGGATTAGGTAATCATATAGTGGATAGCAACATAGATTTATTTAGTTTTGTTGCTGCCAGTAAGTATGCAAACGAAGAAGTAGACGATGGAACGGGATCTGGTGCAAAAGAAGCTAGGTTTAGTTGTAATGTAAATATTCAAAGTCCTAAAGAAGCATTTGCAGCGATAAATGATTTGGCTGGTGTTATGAGATGTATGCCTATCTGGTCTGCTGGAGGTATAACTTTATCGCAGGATAAAGAAACAACAGCGAGTTATTTATTTAATTTAGCTAATGTAGGAGAATCTGGTTTTAGTTACTCAGGAAGCAGTTTAAAAACAAGACATAGCGTTGTATCTGTAAGCTATTTCAATATGGATTCAAAAGAAGTTGACTTTGAAGTAGTAGAAGATGCAACAGCAATATCAAAACTTGGAACGATAGTAAAACAAGTAAAAGCATTTGCTTGTACTTCTCGTAATCAAGCTGCAAGATTAGGTCGTGCAATACTCTTCGCTGAACAAAATGAAAGTGAAACTTGTACTTTTACAACTTCAATAGATTCAGGAATTGTTGTAAGACCTGGTTCTGTAATTGAAATAAACGATCCAGTAAGAGCGGGAGCACGAAGAGGTGGCCGTGTAGTGGCTGCAACAACTACAACTATTACTATTGATGCTTTAGAACAAACAGGCTTACCAGCTTTAAACGATAATCCAACTATTAGTGTAATTCTTTCTGATGGAACAGTTGAATCTAAGACCATATCTGATATTACAGGAGCAGTCTTAACAGTAAGTTCTGCCTTTTCTTCCGCACCAAGCACAAATGCACCTTACTTAATATCTAGTACAACATTACAAACTCAATTATTTAGGGTAATTCAAGTTGAAGAACAAGACGATATTAATTATGTGATTACAGCTTTATCTTATGTTGAAGGTAAGTATGCGTTTATTGAAAACAATACCGCCTTACCTACAAGAACAATATCAGTACTTAATCAACCAGCTAGTCCTCCAAGTGCTTTAACAGTTTCAGAACAAACAGTTGTTATAAATAATATTGCTAGAAGTAAACTTATTGTTGATTGGCAGCCTGTAGTTGGTGTTACTCAATATCTTGTTAATTACAAAATAGAAAATGGCAACTATGTTTCTCAAGTTGTATTTAGTAGTGATTTTGAACTTTTAGATACTGTGAAAGCAACTTACACAATTCAAGTTTTTTCATATAATGCATTAGGAGAAATATCTGCCAACGCAGCAGAAACAACATTTACTGCTGTAGGAAAAACAGCTATTCCTGGCAATGTTCAAAATTTAACTATTGAGCCTGTAAATGAACAATTTGTAAGATTACGTTTTCGACAAGCAACTGCTATAGATGTTCTTCATGGTGGCCGAGTGTATGTTAGACACTCCAATCAAACTGGAAACAATGCTACCTTTCAATCTTCTCAAGATATAATTGAAGCTGTATCTGGTAACGCTACAGAAGTTATAGCCCCTGCCCTTCAAGGAACTTATCTTTTAAAATTTCAAGATGATGGTGGTAGATTTAGTGCTGTTGAAGCAAAAACAACTCTTTCACTTGTTAACCTTTTAGATTCTGTTGTTGTAGAAACCGATAGAGAAGATACAGATGGAACACCATATAACGGTACAAAAGCGAATGTTGTATATGACAGTACGCTTGGAGGTTTAAAACTTACAGATCCAACTGCAAATACTACAGGCACTTATGATTTTGTAGATACTCTTGATCTAGGTAACACATTCTCCCTTACTTTAAAAAGACATTTTCAAGGAGAAGGCTTTTATGTTGGAGATGAATTTGATAACAGAACAGACAACATAGATACCTGGACAGATTTTGATGGAGCAGTTGCTAATGAAGCTAATGCAAAAATAGCTGTACGAACCACAACAGATGATCCTGGTGGATCACCTACTTATACAGATTTTAATGACTTTGCTAATGGTACTTTTAGAGCTAGAGGATTTCAATTTAGAATCACACTAGAAACAAGTGATACTGCACAAAATATGAATCTACAACAAGCAGGATATACAGCAACAATGCAATCAAGAACTGAACAATCCTCTGTAATAGCGTCTGGAGCAGGAGCAAAAGCTGTTACATTTACAGCACCATTTTTTGTTGGAACGTCTGCATTAGGAAACCTTAATAACTTTTTGCCATCTGTTAATATTTCTGCACAGAATATGGCATCAGGAGATTATTTTGAACTTAGTAGTATATCTGGAACTGGCTTTACAGTTCACTTCAAGAACTCAAGTAATGCTAGTATTGATAGGAACTTTACCTATAGTGCTGTTGGTTTTGGCAAAGGAGGTTAACATGGAGAAAAATAGTATTTAATTGTGGCTGACGTAACTAATTACACTATTGAAAATGCTTCTGGAGCGAATGTAAGAACTGATCTTAATAATGTTTTTGCTGCGATCCAATCAAGTAATTCAAAATCATCTGATTTAGCTTCAAGTCAATGTGTAGCTGGTATGCCTTTTTTAAATACCACTACAAATATTTTAAAAATAAGAAATTCTAGTAATGGTGCTTTTACTGAAATAGGAAATATAGACCAAGCTAATTTAGGTTTATTGTCTAAGGCTGGAGGTACTATGACAGGTGCTTTTCTTGCTGATGACGGTGGAACTGCCTCTGCTCCTGCAATAAGTTTTGATACAGATACAGATTTAGGATTATTTAGAAAATCTGCAAATGTAATGGGATTTTCTTCTAGCGGAACAGAAAGATTAATAATGGATTCGAGTGGTATAACATTACAGGCTCAAAGTGATTTACGTTTTGCTGATGCTGATAGTAGTAATTATGTAGGATTTCAAGCACCAGCTACAGTTTCTTCTAACGTAGTATGGACTTTACCAGCTACCGATGCGTCTGTTTCTGGTTATGCCCTTGTATCTGATGCCTCTGGAACGCTAAGTTGGGCTGCTGCTGGTGCTGGTGCTCAAGGTGCAGGAAGTGACAATATCTTTTGGGAAAATGACCAAACAGTAACGCAGAGTTATACTATTACTAATGGACAAAACGCTGGCAGCTTTGGTCCGATTACTATACAATCAGGGGTAACAGTTACAGTTGGTGCTGGTGAAACCTGGACAGTCGTTTAAACTATGAGCACACTAAAAGTCAACAGCATAA